TTCCATCATTTCCATCTACAAAACTAGCAAAGTTTTTAAAGTAAATTGGAGCAGAAGGAGTATCTCCACCACCACCTAAATCATAGGAAGCAACGTCCATTTCAGCATCATTATCTCCTTCTTTTGTAAATGTGAATGTTTGTACTGCTGGGTCTTCTCCATCTCCATCATCAAATCTCATATATTGTTTTACATGGTATTCATTCCCTTCTGAATCAATATCTACTTTTGATAATAGATACATAGTTATTCCTGCTTCCATACCTTCTTCTTCTGTTGGTATGTTATCAATATAAATAACTTGATATATATTTGTTAAAACATCTATTAAACAAGATTGTGATGGTCCTTCTCCTTCCCAATCATCTGGATTTGTTGCATCTATTATTCTTATAGAAGCACCATCTCCACCTCCACCTTGAATATCAATATTTCCTTCTCCTAATATAGAAGTGTTGTTAATTGTCTTGATGTTAGTTCCACTTACCAATAATTCTTGGTAAGCACTTAAATCTGCTGGTTGTACTGCTGTGTTTGCTTTTCCTATTCCAGCATCAATTTGTTCTCCTGTATAACTACTTTTATATTCTGCCATTTTAATATTCCTCCTTTAATATAAATTTTTTATTATTGGCTTCTATAAATTCTTTGCCATCTATTGTAAACAAAGATGTTTCACTTTGTTCATTTAATATAAATTCTTTATTATCTGCTGTTATAAATATTTTATTATCAAAAGTTATTAATTGTGATTTAATTTCTTCATTTAATATAAATGCTTCATTATCAGCAGTATAAAATCCTTTATTGTCTGATGTAATTAATTGTGTTCCTGTTATTGGTGGTACTGATGTGTCTATCCAAATTAATATATTAGGGTCTATTGGCATTGTGTTACCCTTATATATTTGTTTAACTCCACCACCACTTACTATTGTGCCACCAATTTCTATTGAACTTAGAGGGTTTCCAATCTCTATTGTTGCTTGTGATTGTTCTATTTCTACATTCATTATATCCCTCTTTTCACTTCAAATTCGTGTATGAACTCGTTATTTAACAGCAAATCATTTAACAAAATTCCATTTTTTTCATGTTCAAATCCCCAAACATAATATCCTATTTCTAATTTTGCAGAGTCTTCTTCTGTTAAAAAAAAGTTTATTATATATTTGTCTTCTTCATCTTTTTGCAAATCTGTATATTCTTTTGTAATAACTGTTTCTTTGTCTAATGTATTAATCTTTATTCTTATAATGTCAGTTGACTCCAATATAGAACTTGTTATTTTAAAAATAATGCCTTGACCATAGTTATCTTTAGCCATTACAATTGAATAATCTTCTTTAATGTTCATAGTCTTATCCTCCCGTTAAATTATAACATAAGAGTTATTTTTTAGCAAAAAAGCAAGATTACTTCTTGCTTATTTTCTTTTTGGGCTTTCTTACAATTGGTTTTTCTTCAAGTTTAATTGGTTCAGTTGATTTAGGAACAATTTTTATTTCTTTCGGTATTACTTCTAATACTTTAATAACAGTTAGGTTTTTGTCATTTGTTCCCAACAAATATTCAGCTAATTCATTAGAACATTCAAATATGTCGTTTGCATATACTTGACCATCTGCGTTTCTAAATTGATTAGCTCTTTCTATATTTTTTAATTCATCAAATCTTCCTAAACTAAAATCTTGTAGTGCTTGTGCTTTTACCATACTATTACCTCCAATCTTCCTTTCTAAAAATACTATATCTCTTAATGTATCAATATCACAACTTTCATCGTTTATTGCTACATAATTAGATGTCATTTTGTGTTCATTTATATATTGATTATTTATTGTTCTGTATAATTCCCATACAACTGGTTCTCTGCAACATATCCCTTCATCTTTCATTTGCTTTACTTTGTTTATGTTTTCTTTGAACATCTCTGTATCTACAACTTTATAAGCTAATGGTTCGTCATGTTGTTTTATATATAACTCTGATTTATTCTGATATGTGCAGAAAAACAATGCTGAATCTGTTGGTGTTTCTAAAATTGTTTTTATTGCGTTTTCACTATAATATACATCTCCAAACAAATAAATTGTTGGCTCATTTAATAATTCAATTGGGAAAGCATTTAACCAATAACCCGTTAAATTAACCGGATCATATTCGTTATGTAACGGCTCATATCTTGTTGCTCCCAAATTATCAAATCTTTTATCATGTGAAGTGATTATTATATCCTCCACACCATTTTCTTTTAACAACCTTATTGTTCTTGACACTAAAGGTTCACCATTTATCTTTGTTAATTGTCTTGGTATCACAAACGGAGATGTGTTTCTTGAATCACTTAGAATTATTATCATTTTTTATATACTCTGCCTTTCTTTGTGTTAAACTTCCTTGTCTATTAGAATTGTATATATACAAAACCTTATCCATGTAATATTTTGAAAGATTAAGTTTTTCTAAATCCTCTTTAAAAGGGACATCATAACTAAATATACGCCCATCTCTAAATCTTGGCATTATTTCTTTTCGATAAACAGCTTTCCATTGAGCATAGTTCTGTGGTCGCCTTGCTATATACCCTGTGTGCATATCTTTCCAATCCATATATAGCATATCTTCTGTTCTTGTATCTATTGTTTTCAATATTGTTTCTACATAATCAGAGGTGACCAAATCATCACTATCTATCAAAGCGATATACTTTCCTTTAGCTAAATCTAATCCTTTATTAGTTGCAGATGCAGCTCCAACATTTTTTTCTAAATGAACAATATTTATTCCTTTATAACTATCTAATCTTGTTTCATTGCATCCGTCATCAATCAAATATAATTCCGTTTCATCAGTTAATTGAGGGATTAATACATCTAACAATTTGCAAGTGAGTTCGTATGTTTCATAATACGGAATAATAATACTTAATTTCAAAATTGTCTATCTCCTTTTCTTTTTAATTCTTGTTCACACAAATCTATTCTTTTTTTCATTATGCTATCTATTTTAGGATCTTTGCCTTTAATACTTAATGCTAATTGTAATGTATCAGCATAATGTCTTATTGTACTTGTCCCCCACAAAACCTTTTCTCTTATTGTTGTTACAGACTTATAATTATCTCTATTCCATACATAAACAGGTTTCTTTAACAATTCAAATGTATTCATATATATACATATCTTGCAATGTTGGTTTTTATCTTCTTTTAGTGTTCCTTCATTATAAAGACATTCTTGCCTAGTTGCTAGGGCTTTTTTAATAACTTTCCCACAACTACCACTCCAGCCCTCTAACGCTTCGTATTTGTCTTTATATTTAGGAATAAACGCAACACTTTTAATTCCTTTTTGCACTTGATTCATCCCTACAAACAAAACATCTGGGTTATCTCTTAGTTTTTTATTTATATCTTCTAAAACAAATTCATTATCGAGCCAATCATCACTATCCACATAATACACATAATCCACATCATCAGACAGATGCAAATATGCCTCATTTCTAGCCCCGCCATTATAACGTTTTTGTTTTAATTCTATTACTTTATGAGGTGGTTTTAATAGTTTTTTAGCAATCTTAACACTATTATCGGTAGACATATCATCAACAAAGATTATTTCATAATTTTTATATGTTTGATTTAATATACTATTCAAACATTTTTCTAAAGTATGTGCATAATTATAATTTGGCACAATTATTGCTATCTTGTGTTTATGAATTTCCGGTAAAGTTCTCCAATCTTTATCAGATAGATTGGCTTTTTTATCACAATCTATATCATAATGGGTTAAGTTTATATTTACAAACTCACAATTTTCATAGTAAACGCAACGCATTTTTAAATTTAGCAAGTGTTTTAAATCTTCATCGTCAAATAAATAAATAAATTCATCTTCGTTGTTGTATGCCTTTAGTGAATCTTTATCTATCGCTATTCGCATATTACCACCAAATTTATTATAGCATACAAAAAGAATAAAGACAAACGCCCTTATTCTATTCGCCAAGCACAACGCATTATTCGATTGCTAGGGTCAAATGTGTCATATATAATCCCATCAATAATAGCTGTTATATGCCCATCAGTTGTGACTGCATATCTCCCATAAGGATATTCTTCAGCAAATTCTCCTATTGTTTTAGAATAATGGCATTCTCTAGAATATCTATTATCTAAATAATCTTCTATAAATACCACGCTATCCATCATTAAACTATTTTGATTAGCTAAATAACTTAATTCGTTATAGACTTCATGCCAATCTCTATTTGTTAATAAAGCCAAAGCCCTTAAAGTGCAATCATCAATATTTCTATTATGCGGGTTATTATTATAATACCTATACATATTACATCATAGAATTTTGAAGTGCTTGTCTTAATTGTTGCTTTTGCTGAGGGGTATCGGCTTCTTCATGCAATACTTTGATAAAATCTTCTAATGATTTAACCATGTAGTGAAAACTTTTATCTGTTTCTTCACCAGCTCCATATCGTTCTCGGCTCTCTGTATATCTTCCGTAATCCCCAGCCATTCTATCTAGGTGTTCATATCCACGATATTTAGAATCATATCCTCTACGCCCATAATTGTCGCCGTAATTGCCATATTCTCCATAGCTTCCGTGTCCCGGTCCTCTGCCACTATAGTTTCCATAGTAATTTCCATAATTCATATTCTCTACCTCCTTTGCGTCTTTATAAATATCAATTAATTTATACAAGTTATCTATATTTGTTGTAGCAATGCCATCTTTTAATATTCTTTCTATTGCTTTTGATGTTTTTTCAATCACTTGTTCTTCCATTATTTTCCTCCTTTCTTAAAAGAGTTAATATTTCTTCTTGATTTTTTATTATTGCCTTTAAATACTTTTCATCTTGTGTTTGTAGTTCTTGCATTAAATCACTATTATTATAATCTTTAAATAATATTTCTAAACTCAACATTTGCAAAACCAAAGACAAATTATTTATTGTATTGTTGTTCATTATCTGTTAAGCCTACTTATGCTAAATGTAGCATTAGTTATAATTGCTTGTGTAGTTGCTATTGGTGTTGTAGGGTCTGTTGGTGTTGGTACACTTGAAACACTTTGAACTGAAATGTTAGTAGTTCCACGAGGACATACTCTTAATTTCTTGTCAAACGAAATAGTTTCATAATCGTCTGCGGCTGCAATGGTTACAGCTCTAATTGTGTCTGGGATGAGAATTCCGTCCTCGAAAAGTCCAACAGCCACAACGCCTGGAGTAGCCGTACTAACAGAAGCACTAAAATTAATATCATAATATCCAGTATATCCATTTCCAAATATTTTAAAATTAGGATTACCGTTTGAATAATCTAACCAGCCACAACAAGAAGCACATCTTGTTCTTATAGGTGTTTCATCAAAAGTTATAGGACTTGCATTACTTGGTAAAGCAAGAGGCTCATTTAATATTGTTTCTATCATTTATATTTCTCCTTTCTTAAAATAAAAGAGAATAGAACTATGCCTATTCTCTAAATTAGCAAGTTCTCGTAATCGAGTAGTTGTATTCAACTCTATGCTATTAAACAAATTGACTTGTGGTACTAAAACCACATCCGCAACCATTGTTGTTGCAAGTGAATATAGGGGTGCGTCCAAAGACCGGTGTACTAGGTACGGGGCAAGAATTTAGGCGATTATACAACGCGTCTACTTCATTTGCAAAACCTTGTGAAATAAATGCGTTTTGAGCAGTTTGACTAGCTCTTAAATCCGCCATTGTAAGTTGTTGTTGCAATTCTGCAATACGGTCATTTTTAGCCTCTACTTGAGCCTTAACTCCGTCTAATTCTAATTGACATAACTTATCAAGAATAGCTTGAGTACCTTGTGTTTGGCTTGTTATAATATCTCTTGTATTATTAGCGTCGGCAAATCTTGTAGCGGCAGCTTCACTAACAATAGTGTTTTGAGTTTGACAGTTAGCCAAACGATTTTCACAGCAGCAGTTTAAGAATGAAGTGTTAAGGTCATTAGCACTAGTTAATATGCTAGTATTAAGCTCATTAAATCCATTACACAATTGAGTTGAAATGTTATTAATAGCATCTCTAGTTCCTTCGATTTGGTTACTTAAATGTAAATTATCAAATCCGTTATCAGTGTTGTTATTTATTCCGTTTTGACCAGCTAATAGCCACGGAAATTCATACATTCCATTGCCACCGCCAAAGCCACCGAATAAACCACCATTGCCTAACATACCTAAAGCAACTAGACCTATAATCCATTCTCCCATAGAACCACCCCATCCTCCGTTTCCGTTATTTCCAGAAACATCAAATGTAGGCACTATGCTTGGTGTACTTCCGTTCATAGTTTATCTCCTTTCTATTAATCTATATCAAACACATAATGTGTAGATACCTACTTTAATTCATTTTGAATTTGTTTTAATATATCGTTAGGACAGCCCATATATTGAGCTACACTATAAAAGTTTTTCATTTGTTCTGGTGTATACTTGCCTACTACTTGTTTTAGCAAGTCCATTGGATTACTTTGATTTTGACTTGCTTGTTCTATTATTTGAAACATTTGAGGATTTTGTACTTTTAACTGATTCAACAGGATGTTCACTTTCATATTCATACCTGCTTTCATCATCTGATTTAGCATTGTATTGTTCATTATCGTTCATCTCCTTTATTTGTTTACTTAATAAGTTGATTTGATGTTGCAAATCTTCAATAATAGTATCCTTTTCATCTTTTGGTATTATTTCATTTAATTCAAATATTCTTATTTCTCCCTTAGCGTTTTTAATCCATAAAGTTGAATAATCTTTATTGATAAATGGTGTTTCATTAATTGCAAATTCTTTTTGAACATCTTCTATATCATTAGCAAATCTAATTCCATTACTATTTGGGGCTAATTGAAACGTCTGATTAATAGCTGGTTGATTTGTATTATGGTTCTTCATTTGCTGTAGTTTTGCAATTTCACTATCTATCTTGTCATTTAAGTTTTGTTGCATTAAATTTGAGTTATAAGTATTTGACATATAAGGATTGTTATACATATTTATTCCTCCTAAAACAAAAGAGAGAACATAACGATTACACTCCTCAAATTGTGTTTTAAACAAATCTACTGAGTTCGTTATCTCCTCTCTTGTGTATAGGATAACATTATTATTTATTTTAAAACCGACGTATTATTGCCTAATTTTCGCCACCTTTTTATTAATTTGACTATTTATCTATCTTGTGTTATAATTTATCTATAGTGTGGGAGAAAAATAACAGATTTATGGGTAGAGACCCACACTATTGCTCTACCTGTAAATGTGTTATTTTTTTGTTGTTTTAAAGCTAAAGTTTCAACGATATCAAAAAACTTAGTGGTTTAACTAAGCCCCCGCATAAAATTAGTTAGGTACGTTCTTGGCAACCTTTTCAAGACTATCTTCAAGTTAGGTAAACGTGGTCTAACTCTAAAAAACAATCGTGGGTGGATATGCTAGGTATTGGGACATTTAAAGTGCTTTGGACTAGATAAAAGCGATACTTTAAATACAAAGGTTAGTTATGATCGATAAACTCAGTTCGACAAAAGATTATAATTGTTAAAGTTCTTATTTTCTTGGGACTTTTCTATCTAAAAACAGTTAAATCTCCAAATCTAGTTCTCTAAAACTTCCGATTTAGTCCATTAAAAAAAGATTATACATTATTGATAATCTTCTTTTTTAATTTAGTTATTTCTCTACTTATTGTTCTTTCGCTGACGTGTTCTAATATGCTCATCTTTGCTATTGAATATTCTTTCATACGGTATTCTAAGATACGTTGTTGTATTTCTGTTAAGTATATCTTTTGCTTTATTGTTTCTATATCTTGTTTAGTTAGTTCGGGTTTGAACATTAAATCACTTTCTCTTAGATTTACGATATTTTCTTTTGGTTGTTGTCGTTTTTGTTCTTGTTTGTTTTATTTTTCCCATTATTTACCTCTGTTTATAACATTACCCTCAATTGTATCAACATCTTCAATCTCTTGTGTTGTTGTTTCGGTAGTTGTTATTTCTTCTGTTCCTATATCATTAAGAACATATACTAAATATCCAATAGTTACAAACCACATTGACAATATTATTATTATTATTATAAAAAGACGTCTGTTCTGTTTCCTTTGATCGTGTAATAATTCCATCGCAAAACTCTGTTCTTTCAATTCATTTACTTCTTTTTTCATATCTAACAAATCCTCACGAATTCCCATCTTATCCCTCTTTAGAATGATAAATTTCTATATGTTGCCTCATAGCTTTTTCTATTTTGTTTTGCACTTCATCATCTTGTTTATCTAACTTATCAAGTATTTTTTGTACATTTTTATCTAATTCATCTAATCTATAATTGATTAATTCGAGGTTAGTCTCTTTGGCGTCTTTTACTGCCTTATCTTTCCTTGCTAATACAAAATTGATTATTGTAAATGTTATAGCTAAGATACTGATAATTAGTCCAATTTCCATAAGCCCACTCCCTCTTTTTAATTATAACATATTTCATCATTATCTCCAAATTTAGTCGGTTGTCTTTGTGTATTCTATAATAATAATGTATTTGTCTATATTTAATAAACTACTTCCCGCTTGAAATATAATATCCCCGTTGGTATAAGAGAATCCTCCAGCCCATGCTCCTGACTGTATTGTATCGCTATACGAAAACAACCACGGAATTGTACGCCATACTTGAACACCATTTTCTTTTACTAAAACTTCCATTTTAGTTATGACATCTAAATTTGTTATTCCTGTACTTATATCTCCACTTATTGATGTTCCTTCTAACACTTTCCTATAAACTGGTTTGTTATTAGTCCATTTTTTGTTTGTGATTGTTTCTGATGTTGAATAAATATCTTCTATTTTGCTATCTAGTTCATTAAAATTATTATTTAAATTACTTGCTGTTAGTGGCGTTGTTGTATTTGGTAAATCTTGAAATTCTATTAATGCCATTATTTATCATTCCTTTCTAATGCTTCTATCCTTTGTTTTAAATCTTCTATTATTTGTTGTTGCTCTTTTATTGCTTGGCAACATACTGATATAAACGAATACAAATCTACTCCTTGATTATTTTCGGAAGTTACTTCTTCAGAATATTTATAGCTATCTCCAATTACAAATCCTATATGTTTTTTTGCATTGTCTTCTTGATATTTTAAATTATATTTATATATGTCTATGGCATTTAATACATTTAAACCATTTTCAAATTTCTCAAAGTTCTTTTTTTGGCTTTCAATTGAAGTTTGCCTTACTTCTGGCGTTTCAATATAACTAGCATTTATATTGGTATGAGTATTATTAGTATTATCTGATACACCTATTATTGGAGATGTTAACACATTCCATATTGTCAAAAACCCATTTTGAGTTCCTGCCCATTTTATTGCTCTTGCACTCATTTCTAATTTACAAGCGCTTACAGTAGAATCATTTATTGTTAATTTGGGGTTTTCTCCTGAACTTGTTAAGTCTATCGTAGAACCGGTTATTGTTCCCCCACTTACGGTTGTTCCCATTATAGTTCCTCCCGTTATTGTTGAACCGCTTATATCTCCACTAAATGTTCCATTTGTTGCAGTTATGTTCCCTTCTTCATCTAAAGTAAAATGGTCGCTTTGTATTTTGACTTGGTTTCCTTTTATATCAATAACACCTTGACCTTCTTCTATCGCCAAGTTTATTTTAGCTACAACTTCATCATTTTTAACAACTTGTTGAAGTATGCTATCTGTTGCAACACTTAATTCCGCTGCAGTATTGTAATTATTTAACAAATAAACACAACTTAATATAGCATTATTAAACGACTTTATTCTAATAACACTGTTTGAATTAACCTGTATGTCTAAATTGTTTGTTGACTCTATAATTTCATCTGGTAAAGCATACATATCTCCCTGACTATCAATTCCAACTCGTCGTATTACTTTATAAGAACCACTTTCATATTGAATTTCATCATAAGTTGATGAGTCCATATAATTCAAAAAGCCACAATTTAACGGATATTCTATATTGTCTACCATCAAATTCATGCTTTTCAAAAATAAATTACTACTTGGATATAATATTTCTGCACCGTATGGTCTTATTCCGGATGTACTTATTGCAGAACTCATTGGGAACAATTCACTCATTTGTCCACTTATCGACAATTTATATAATTGTCCTTCATAAGCATTATCTAATGTTATACTCCCTTGTCCTGCCACTATTTTTGTTAACTCAACTTGTTTTTCTGCTATAATTTGTAGTTCTGCGTCTGTTAAATTTTGTTTTATAACAAGCCTTTTATATTCTTCACTTCTTCCAGTTTTATTAGTTTCTGTTTGTTTAGAACTTAATATGTCTAAATTATAGCCTCCAACCCAATCTCCGTTGTAAACGAATACGCATTGGGCTATTGTAGGGTATGTATCTAAACCTTGCTCAAAATCGATTTTTTGCCCTATTTTTACTGTTGCGTCTATTGGGCAATATGTAGTTGAAAAAGCATAAAATTCAAATCCGGCTATTACATCATAAATATTATCTAATACTTCTTGACTAGCTATATATGGGTTATCTGTTTGAATATAACAAGTTTCTCCGCTTCCTTTAGAATAACTTACTAATCCATTATCATAAGCAACTCTGCCTATTAAATGATGGTCTTTTATCGTCATATCTTGTGAGCAATCATCTATATCTAATGTTTTGACTGATGTATTATCAAATTGTACTAACTCTAAGTTTCCGCTTTCATTAATTATTGCATACCCACCGTTCAATTCGGCTATATAGCCCACATATTGACGTGCTGTGACAGTATTATCATAAATACCTACTAATACATCATCATTAACAAAACTTTGATTTTCAAGCGTTAAATTGGCTTTATCACATATATCTTCTAATATATCCATTGTTGTCACATAACCAGTAGGGCTATCTTCTATTAATGGTCTAGCATTATAATAAAATTCTAAATCAGTCATACTATCAGATAGTTTAAACGTTGTTTTCCCATTATCTGTTTGTGTGCTTTCAACTCTTACTGTTGCATATAGTACGTTGTTTATATAAATTGTCACCACGTTAGGCGTTGCTATTGTTCCGTATATACTTAATTCAAACATATTGCTTGGGGTACTCCCTAATCTAAAGGAGTCCCCAAACAAACTATAATCTTGTTTTAAATATACGATTACATCTGAATTAACTTCTGTCCCATCAAAATATATTTTCATTATTGACTAGACACCTTCTTACTTTGTACCATATTAAAATTCAAATGAACCCAATTAGCTCCAGACGATTTATTTTGTTGCATTTCTATACTTACCTTTGATACATAAAACTCTGCTTCTAATACGCCAGATGTTCCAAACAAAGGAGATTTGATCTTGGCATATAAAGGATACTTATTAATAGCAGTTAATATAGTTTCGGCTTCATTTTCGGTTAAATAATTAAAATCAAAACTTGCTTTTAACCATTTCTTACTAATTATTGTTCTATTTAGGTTGCCAGTTACTACACTTCTATATGAATTACTATCCAAGTCTTCCCACTCTAATTGGTATGTGCTTGGTGTTTTCATTGCTGTATATGTTCCGCTAGCACTTGGTTTTGTTTCCCATAAACTCATGATATAACACTCTCCCCTAATTGTCTTGTTTTATTATTGATATAATCAACTGACGCTTTGCCAATATCATCTCTTGAAATATATGCATTCATATTTTTATTAATCAATGTTTGATTTAATACATTAATAGCATTTACCACATCATCATTATTATTTAATCCACCGCCAATTGCTGGGTTGTATTTTTTAGGTACAACAGCCTCTCCTTTATGTACTACTGCCAATTGATCGTTTGGTATATAGTTAGTACCTACATCAAATGAATTAAATGACGAGAATAAACTTTTTAATTTGTTTGTTACTACGCTTTTTAATACGGTAGGCAAACTATTAATATTTGTTTTTGATAGTGCCGAAAATATTTCTCCAATTCCTGATGATAAATTAGAAGTCATACCCCCAATTTTAGAAAATACATAAGTGGCTTTCTTTTGAGTTTCATCAAACGCATTATTATAACTATTTTTAAACTTATCAGCCCAACTAGGCATTTCTACACCCATATCTTTTAAAATCTTTTTTGTTTCTATTATTTTGTCTTTTATTCCAGCATAGGCTAAAGAACTTTCTCCGATTGTGTCTTTTATGTTTCTATATTCTTGCAATTGTTCTAATATTATTTGTTTAACATATTCTTCTTGTGATGTATTTAATTTACCTAATTTATATGCTTCATATAATGTCTTAACTTTTTCTTGAGATGCTTCTACTTCGCTTTCTGTAATTTCACTAATTCGTATATTTTTTTCTAACGCACTTTCTAACAGATTGTCTGTATCCTTTGCATTTTTTACCACAGCCAAAGAATTACCAACTTGGTTTTTATAGTTTATTAACAAATCATCACTTATTTTTTCTTCATCTTTTAATATATTTCTTATTTTCTTTTCCGTATTTACTATATTATTATTTGTGTTTTTATGATGTTCTAAATTTTCTTTTATTTCATCAGACACATCTTTGGCGTCTTTCAATACACTATCCCATTTTTTAAACGCTACATATACCGTTCCTGCTGCCAAAGCAATTAATCCCAAAGTCCCTAAAATGCTTGTTGTTCCTGCTGCGCCACCTACACCTAATAATTTGCCTAATGCAAATAAACTTCCGCCTACAAACAATGCTGTTTTTCCATCAATCTTAGAAATTCCATTAGCAACGTCAGACAAGAAACTTCCTAAACCTGTTTGCTTAAACTTATTAATCCATTCGTCCACTTGCTTAATTTTGTCTTGAAAATCATTTAATGCTTGTAATTGAGAACCAATTCCGTCTGCTAATCCTCCGCCTGTGTCTGGGTTTAAATTGGTTAATTCATCAATACCAGCAAGATTTTTATTTAATGACTTAGCCGCTTTTCCTGCTGCATTTAAATTTTTAGTCGTTACTTTTGCTAGTGCGTTATATCCAGTAAAGAATTGTATTAATCTGGCTATTATAATTACGCCATATTGGGCTAAATTAATTACTTTTTCTATTACCGGAGCTAACGTTGCACCTAACGTATAACTTGTTAATTGTATTTGCTGATTTAATAGTTCATTTTGTGAAATATATGCAGATGCTCCTCTTGATATTAAAGCCCACATTGACCTAATACCAAATAGCGACAAAGCAAATCTTTTTAATGATTTTAATCCTTTACTGAATCCAGTTTCTACTGATACACTAGCTTTTGCAGATGCTACATTTACTTGTTTCATTTCATCAGATGTGTCTTTTAATTCATTATTAAAATCTTTTACATAATATCCGGCATTTTTTAAATCATAAGCTGTCACACCTCTGCCCAGTTCTTTCCCTAGTTGTTGGGCTGTTTGACGGGCTTCATTGGCTTTGGCTTTGAATCTATCTATCTTTAAATCAAGTTCTGCTCCATATATCTGATTTTCCATTATAACACTCCTCTCTTTATAGCTTTTTCTATTAAGAAATCAGGCATTGGAATAGTTGGTTTTGGTGGGTACATATCTGGAAATGCGTCTTGCGGAGTTTCTGGGAAATTCTCAACCATTGGATGTCTTGTTAGACAAGCTAATCTATATATATTATCAGCCATCCCTTTTCTTCGGTTAATTACCACTTGTTCAAGCTCTAGCAAATCCATTTTGTACATTTCAAACAAACTTATTCCGCATTGAATACCTAAATCATAGAAATTATTTATAAGTTCTCCAAAGTATCCTGTGTCTTCTCTTGTATCTTTGCTTTCATTAATTCTGCTTGTTTCTTGATGTTCTCCCACTCCTCTTTTTCTAAAAAACCACTTGCAACTAATCCTTCATAAATAATATCGGCTATGATCCTTTTATAAGTCCAACCATTATCTATTAATTCATCATATAGCCTTTTAGCGTCGTTTTTAGAAAATATAGTGGTTTCAAACTTTCTCATATAATATAGCATATCTACTATCATTGTAACGCTTTCATTTTGTATATAGTCTAATAAAGGCATTTTCTTTGTATCTTCTATTTCTATACACGCCTCACTATTTAATCTAAATGACACTTCTTTAGTGTTCCCGTCTTTATCTTTTAATTCAATTGTTATTTTATTCATAATCTTTTTCCCTCTCTTATTTAAAAAGAGCTACCTATAATTAAGTAGCTCTCTTAATTACACTTTTATTTAAGTGTTAATCTAGTCAATCTTAAATTGTTATAATGATGTTGATGCTGGGATTGTTCTTACAGGTTCTCCTGTTGGAGAAACGTGCATTGTAAATCCAGCTAACTCTCCAGTACTTCCTCCTGTTATTGTTGTTCTTACTTTACTTGAAAATGTTACTACAATTCCATTTGAATATGTTAGTTTGAAATAATATTCATTTCCTGAATCTTCCATATCGCTCACTACTTTAATGTTAGCGGTAACAGTAGGATCTTCCATGTTAAATTCAAAATTGTAATTCTGAACTGGTTTTAAACCTAGTATTGCAGTTTCATATTCAGTATTATCTAAGTCAGTAGTGTCAATTGTGTTTGGTTCTCCACCGATATCTGGTAGAGTTTTTAAACCATAGATTTGATTATAAGTACCGGTTTCAGTAGTTGAATACTCTAACTTAGTTCCGTTTAATGCAGAATATTGTGCGCCTGTTCTAGCCATTTTATCCTCCTATACTAATTTATTATTTATTTCGTTATATAAACAAGAGCCAGTTACCATTATTTTTCTAATATTATCTAATACAGAAACATCACGATAACTTGTCTTGATATTTAACTCTTTTAATTTATCTTCTATATCTAATTTAGCACTATCTACTATTGATAGTGTATCTTCTGTTGGTATAACCTTTCTTTTGATATAACCTTGTATGTATGGTCTATAAGTGTAGTTTGAATCGAAGTCGCTATTTACATAATCTTCTTGCAATGTAAAACTAAAATATGTTATTCCTTCTTCTATCATATCATCAGGAATTTCAGTAGTAGTTTCTATATTTGCAATTTCTTCTAATTTAGCCTGTATAGTTTCTCTCATTTAAAACTCTCCCTTATAGCATTTCTTATATTTATTTCTCTTAGACTTTTAGAACTTGCTAATGCAGTTCCATAATGTATATGTGCTACTGTACCCGGATGCCAATCTGGTGATAATGTTCTTTGGTATTGTTCGCTATCATAGCCATATATATCTCCCCATCCAAACGCGTTAGGTATGGCATGAGGGTCTGTTCCAGTTTCTAGCAAAAAACCTAAGTTATATGCTTGACCTGATTTAGTATAAACCATTAAATCACTACCTATTGTTGTTTTTAATGTATTTCCTTCTTGTACAGTAGGATTAGCCTTTATAGAACTAGCATATACACCATATTGTCTAGGAGCTAACGTTTGTGCCATTCCTTTTATGTGTTCAGCAGTATTTTGTTCAGCTCTTATTAGGTTAGGGATTAAGTTATTAGACATTTTTTCTAGATCTAATACTAATGTTTTAATATCTTTCAATATCTACCCAACCATGTCTTACAGAAGTGATATTATATTGAACATCGTCTATAAATACAAAATATTTTGTTATGTTGTCTTGCTTATTATTTACTTTAGTTTTTAAATATTTTTCTAAAGTGGCATTTGGGGATTTGATTCTAAGCATTTTATTTATGTTAGCTCCATATATTGATGAACTTATATTATCATTTAACTCTTGCATTTGTACTTGATATGTGTTGTCTATAACATAACTATCAATATAAGAACCGTTATCTTGTTTTTGCTTTATAGCTTTCTTCAATACTATTTTTTTAAAATATCTTACTTCCATAATCGTTTTCCATTCTTTATTATGTCATTTCTTAACTTTTCGTATGCGTCAACATAATTAGAACTTATACCGCTTTCACTTAAAGAACTAACACTTTCTGCCCCTCGTTGTAAATATATTGCCTTAACACAAGATTTTATCTCTGGTTTTAAATTGTCAATTTTATTATTAGATATAGATAAAGCGTTAGAGGTCACATCATTAATTATGTCTACTAACACCTTGTCATTTGTTTCTTGATAGTTAGCCCCTAACTCTCTTTTGATTTCCTCTAACACTTTAATTCACTTCCTTCTATTATAATGATACATTTGATTCAGCATCATAGATGATAGTTTCAGGCATTAATGTTTTAACTCCAGCATGTAAGAAGCTTTCGATTGCCCAGCTATCAACTAAAGGAATTTTCTCGAATGAGAATTCATCAACATAATATGGTTGAGCAACTGCTCCTTTTAACATAACGATTGCATCTACGCCTTGAGGTAATCTATTTGATTCATATACTTCAATGCTATCATAAGTACCGATTCTTCCATTTGAAGGTGATGTTCCATTTGGAAGTGCATCAATTTTATTTTTCATTTCTTTTCTAGCAGTTCCGTTTAATACGATTGCTAAGTCTTCAGCATCAATTCCATCAATGAAGTCTGATGAAGTTTCTTTAGCAGCTACGATCATTGCGTCAACGATATCTTTAATATCAGTTAAAGCGCCTCTAGTGAATTGAGTACCACCATTAACTGCTTCAGCAAAGAATGCTCTGTCTAAGTATGCTTTAATTCTTTTAGCTTGATTGTCAGCTCTTTTAGCAGCAATTCCAGCTATTCCATATAGATTTAAGTCTTTTCCAGCAACTTCTTCTACGATTTCTTTATCGTCATTGATGTTTACTGTGATAGTAGCAGCTTCAATAGATGAACCCTTTCCAGCAGTTCTTGCTGTTCCTAAACTATTTAATGTAGCGTTTACAAATCTTTTATATAAAACGCTTCCAGAAGTAGGTGTTCCACTTCCATTTCTGTTTTTTAATGCTTCTGATACTGCACCAACTTGGATATTCTCTAGTACACCATCAAGAATTTCAGCTAAATCATCTTTTGTTTCGCTATCTTGGATTAAGATGTTTAATGCTTTTTCTTTTGCCATGTTTTTTTCTCTCCTTTTTAATAACTTTCTCTTGATACCCTTTGTTTAGTAGTGGTATCGCTAACTACTGTTCTCGGTGTTTTTTCTCTCAATGTTTCATTCAAACCATTTTCTAATGATTTGCTATAAACCATTTTGATAGTTTCAAGTTTCTCTTGAACCTTGTCAGCGGTATTGTATTGTCGAAAGTCAATAAGATTAATTAATTCTACTGGCAAATCAGGGTTGTCTTTTATTGTTTGGTCTTTTAACTCATAAGCATTTAATTTTGCTAGAGCTTCTTCCTTTTCTGTATTTGCTTTTCTTAATTCTTCTTTGTGTCTTTCGTCTTTAGTTAGACTTGCTAACCTTTCCGCTTCTGTCTTTTCTGCTTCAATCTCTGCAAGGATTTCTTCTCTT